TCGCCACTAGCTCTACGCCCTTTGACTGAGTAACGTAGGTTTCCATCTTTGCACCACCCAAAGCCCATGTTGTTGACTTGCCAACTGAGCATCTTGCGTAACGTCTTACAGCGGTATACACCGTTATAGACTGAGTGTTCCCACTCCAGAGCTTCTGCACTCACGTGCATGTCAAACTTGGTAGCGTCAAGCCCAATGGCGACGGGACGATCGAATGATCTCCATTTACCTCGAATGATACTACCAATGCCAAATGTATTGTACCCTTTGATGACGGTTGGACCGTCACCGTACAGCTTACCAATGGCTTGGTAGACGCGGTGCTCAAGTGGCTTTATGTAAGTGGCCATCTTGATATTATACACGGGGTTCCTTGGTTGAATACACCTTGGAGCCTTGTCAGGATTTACCTTCTCTAACTTAACGAAGCTGTTAAGGTAGCCGTGTTTACGAGTCAGTCCTACTGTCTCTAGCTTTACCTTCGCATTGCTGTATATTGTGCGTTTACGACCTTGATACATCTCGACAACATTGTCGAGGGAAACCGGGGTGGAGGTGCGCAATAAATTGGCAAGCTTAGAACTAAAGGTGGATAACCTCGTCGTGTAGATCCCAGTTGTCACTGGGGGTGGGGCCACGAACTCCCCCTTCACTTTGCAATAGTACATCCGCTCCAACAACGCGCACTCGAGAGTGGTGATATCCGCGTTGTTGACGCCTAGGGGTTGACTTGGACTCAATTCACTGATTGAGTACAAAGTGCGAACCCCGACCTGCGCCTGGTTACGCCACACGCGCAATCCGGGATGAGTCATTGTGGATTGATGACTCTTCCCATGTGTGGCTACCAAGCGCCCTCAAGCACCCACAGGACCATTTACTGGCCCGTGAGAGTTGAGGTCATGGAGGAAACGTGGCGTGAACGTCCTGTACAACAGGCTCTTGTTGGCCCAGCTGTAGTCGTTCCACGCAGCTTTCCGCGCTCCGCTATTGTTAAGTTTGGCGGCAGCGATGTCGCACTGGTCTGGGGTATACACCATGACCAGCACTAACTCCACGATTGCTTGGGCGTGTTTTGGTCTCACTCCAAGCTCTTTGCACCTACCATTGGCTAAGTAGCGAATGGTCAAGTCGTTTGCTTTCGACTTGGCGGGGATTCCCATTTTAGCCTTGATCTCCGAAGTGATACTGGCCACGAATCT